TTATGGATCGCATACGATCGTCTTGATGCCACCCACTGACTCGGTCGAATGGTCGTCCACTGTCCTGGTGTGATTCTGGAAGCTTTCGGTATTGTCCAGGGCTTCGACTTCCCGCTCGATCGCCTTGTCCTGGATTTTGCCGTCAGTCTGGCGCAGCCAGTTGCCGTCGGCGTCGACGCGCTGCTGGCATGCCTCGCTGTGTTGCCACACCTGATCGCCTTTCGGCACCCGGGGCAGGCTCAGGCCGTGCGGCAGGATCTGCGTGATAAAGGGTTTATTCGGCAGGCCGTAGGCGAAGCTGATCACCACCGTGGTGCCCTCCTCCGGAAAGCCAAACATGCCGGCTTCTTGTCCGCCCATCGGCGCCGGCAGCGGGAGGCCAGTGAGCGTCGGCAGATCCGGATCCGGCTCGCCATCAGGCAACAGCACTTCAACGTCGACGCCAAAGCGCGGCCGGAAGTCGTCGCACAGCCCGGGCGAAGCCGGCGCATCCGGTACCGCGACCACGCGGCCAAAGCGCGGCAAGTGGTAACCGCCGCTCAACTCAGGGAATTGCCGCGCTACGCTGCGCTTTATTGCGTCGTCCATTTGATCGCCATTTGATTGCCGGCAAGGGTCACACTGGTGATCCGCTCGCCCTGGTTGATGGTTGCACCAGGTCGAAGCCCTGGAAGGGGCGCGATCATGGCGCTCTGATTGCCTTGGTAGCCGTCAAACAGTTCGACGGGCAGTTGCAGCGCAGGACGGGTACCGAAAAAGCTGTCGGCCCAACTGCCCACGAACACCTCGCCGTCGCCCTGCTGCTGCCAGATAAAGTCGGGAATGCTGAACACGCTGGCCAAGCTGTCCATGGCCAGATAGCCCGCCGCCAAGCTGTAGAAAAACGGCGCCTTGACCTTGGCATAGGCCTTGTCCGGGATCCGGAACCCCAACCCGGTCTTGTCGCTGATCTCAGCCAGCACGGCTTGCAGGTCGACGTGCCGCAAGTTCAACGGCAAGGGGTTGGCCAGGATCGAGGCCAGTTCGCGACAGGCGACCAATTGCTGGGTGCTGTTAGCAGCGGTCGACCGCTCGACATAGCCAAGGAAGTGGCGCTGCAGCGTGCGCTCGTTGTAGCCGATATCCAGCGTCACCAAGCCTTTCAGCGTCTCGCCAGCCTGCACCGTGAACGTCGCACGGCCGGGGCTTTTGATGTCCAGGCGCACTTCGTCCTTGATCAGTGGGTAGACTTGGCCTGCGATCGTCAAAACCTTGTGCAGCTTCATGTTGTCGGCGCCAGGTAGTCGTCCAGCTTCTTGAGGGTCTTTTCAAAGCCGCTCAACTCCTGGCCGTTGCCGGATTCGCCGGCGGCACCTGATCCACCTACCGCTTGGCCCGGGGCAGATTGCGAGCTGACGCCATTCGCTGCCCGTCGCTGCTCGACTTTTTCCGGGTTTGAGGCCTTTTCCGACAGCGTGAACTGCACCAGCCATGCGGCTCGTGTGTCGTCCTCCCGCGCGCTGACACCGTCCGAAAACTGCACCTCGCGGATGCCGAACGCAGCGGCGGTATCGTTGACGATTCGGTACATTTTCAGCTGGCCACCGCCGGCCGTGGCCTCAGCCAGGCGCATGATCGAGCGCAGCTGCATCGCGTCGATAAAGGGAATCATCAGCGTGACCGCCAAGGTTTTCGGCTTGAAGCCCTTGTGCGCGGTCTGCGTGTTGCTGGTCTGCCCAGACATGTCGTCGCTCTCGATCCGCAGGTTGGCAGTGATCTTCATGTTCTTGCCCAGAACCTGTTCGCCATCAAGTAGTAGGGTCATAGGCCAACCAACTCCCGGACAAAGCTCAACCCTTCCAAGGATCCGACCAGCAGCACACCGGCAGACAGCACCCATTCATGACCTGGGGCTTCGCCCTCGAGCAGCGATCGGCGCAGCTCGTTGACATCACCGGGGCCGATCAGCCGCGCGCGCATGCTGGTATCAGCGGATCCTCCAGCCAGCAAAGCCTTGAGGTCGTTTAGTTGCTGATCGCGGCCTTGTTGCTGTGCGGCCTTGCGTGTGGCCAGCGCGGCCAGATCGCCCATCGGCGAGCTGTCGGCGGCATAGCTTTCCAGCATCGCTAATTGGCCGGACATGGATTGCTTCGCGGCCTTGACCACGGTGCAGCGCTCGAGTGGTAGCGATTGCCAACGCGGCAATGGACCGGAGCTGGGGATTTCCCACTTGTCCGTCTCCAGTGTCGACAGGTGTCCGGCACGACGCTCGGTGCGCACCAGGTCAGGAATCGGCAGCAAGGCGTTGAAGCGCGACAGGGTGCTGGCCAACTGGTCGTAGTTGGTGCCCAGGAACAACACTGACAACGCATATTGTGGTCCGGTCGGTCGGCCAGTGTCGGTACCATCGATCAGTTTACCCGCCAGCTGCTGCAGCAGATTTGGGGCAGACAGAAAACGTTGATTGCCCCGTCCCTGGCCGATACCGCTTTGAAACGGCGTCACCACCAGGCACGCCGGCGCCTCGCCCATCTGCCCCGCCATCGCGGCACGGCCGGCGGCAATCGCATCCTTCGCGGCGTCACCGACCGGCCCCGGGTTGGTGCTGGTCATACCGTCGAGGCCGGCTAGGCGCAAGGCAGTGCTGGCCAGCTCGCCGCCGGCCAGATCCTTGGCCACGCCCAATCCATCCATCCATTCGGTGGCTTGCTCTGGCCAGCGCATGGTTACCGGTGACCAGGTCATGCCGGTGGCGTCCAGGTGATGGCTTTCATCGCCTTCAGATCCTTGTCATCCAGGGCTTTATCCAGGGTCTGCCGGAGGCTGTCGGCATGCTGCACGGCGGACTGTTTGAAGCGCACCATGTCCTGACTGACCTTTTGCAGCTGGGCGATGGTGTGCGGTCGAAAGGCTTTCACCTTGTCAGCGTCAAAGCATGGGAAGACGTCATCCAGCCCCAGCAGCACCTGGCCGTTTAAATCCACTTGGTCATCGATCGCGCTGCTGTAACGGTGCACCTCGCCCAGAGCATCCGAATTGAAACCGCCGGCAATGTACTGGCTGCACGCGGAGCCGATCGCCTGCTGCTTGTTGTCATACAGCGCAGCCAGAACCGCGTCGATATCGTCGACCCATTCGCCGTCCTTCCAGATTTGGTTCGGCCCGGGCTTTTTCAGGGTAAAGCCAGCCGGGAGCGGTTCAAACCCTTCGAGGGTTCGCGGCTCGCCGGTGTCGATGCTGTAAACGACCACACCGCCGAAGTAGTCCACCAGCTGCCAGGCCCGGCCATTCCACCAGGCGACTTTGTTTTCCGGGATCGCCGGTGGCGGGGTTTCCACACAGCCGCCGGGAATCAGGTACACCCCCGGTTCCAGGGGCGATTCGTAGGCCTCCACCGCGCCGATGTAAACGCCCAGGTGGTCCGTCTGGTAGACGAGTTTGTCAGTCATGATCGATCTCAATACTTGATGCAGAAAAGAAGGGCCAAGTTCTTCCCACGGGTTTCGGTACCGCCGGCAGCGGCGACTGTCAGGGCGTGGGTGTGGTTACCACCGGCACCAATGCCGACGTTGTGTGCATGGTTACCGGCGGCGCCGATGCCGACGTTGTGGGCATGGTTACCTGCCGCGCTCGACGTGCCGTCAAATGACATGTTGTCGCCGCCAGTGCCTGCCACGCTGGTGTTTGTCGTTGCCTTACCACGCCAGATCGTGTGCGTGTGCTCACCTTGGGCATCAGTCCATGCGGTGTGGGCGTGATTGCCCTGGGCATCGGTCCAGGCGGTGTGGCTGTGATCGCCGACGGCGGTTGCCGTAGCCGTATGCGCATGGGACTGCAGCATCATGTCTTGGAACGAGCCAAACACGCGGCTCGGGTCAAGCCCACGACCATCGTCCCAGCCCCGAGGGACCAGGCCCCGCATATCGGGCAAAGCGAAGGTATCTACGCCGTCGCCGGCGCCGAATGTCGTGCCGATGCGGGCAAAGAGGCTGGCGAAGCTGGTGCGAGACACCACTGCGCCGTTACAGGTCAACCAACCCGTGGGGGCCACTTTCATCGCGAAAGCGGAAACCATGCCGGTCATCGAATCACCAACCTGTTGTTGCAGCTTGTTCAGCGCGGCGGTGGTGGCCAGGATCTCGCTGCTGTTGGTCGCCGGGTCGTCGCTCTTGGCGTTGGGCAAGTTACCCAGATCGACATCTTCCTTCGTTGTCGCCCGGGCGCGCAGATGTTCATAGTCCCCATTGCGCGCCGCCAGGTACTGGATCAACGCGCCGGCAACCGGCTCATCCGGGCGCAGATCCACGATCTGACTCGACGAGATAAAGTCGGCGATCGGCACGCAGTAGTGGCGGGCGCCGGCAGTGTCGGTGTAGTCCGCCTGATCGCCGTACACCACTTTCCAGCTGGCCACGCGGTCATTGAGCTGACGTTCCAGACAGACGTCCAGCCAGACTTTACCCACAGGGATACCCCCCGTGACAGGGAATGGTTCGTCCAAGGCCAGCCGAATACCTTCGATGTAGGCCGCTCCTGGTCGGATCTGAAACACGCTGCCGACCTTCTCAAAGGTCAGCGAACCGGCAAAAAAGCACGCACGACCATACAGCTTGCGATTGCTCAGTCGCGCGCGCTCATCAATGCCGGCCAGGCGCACGGTAAAGTCATGCTGCCAGGTGCTGGCGTCGATGGTGACGCCGGTCAGTTCCAGAGCGCCGTCGAACGCCACCAGGAAGTTGCGGGTGACGTTGTTGCCAATCTGCAGCGGCGGAATGTTCTTGCGCTTCTGCTGCAACGGCACGGACGACACAGCAAACAGCACACCCTCTTCGTCCTCGAGGCCGACCCAGTTGAAATCCCAGTCGCCAATGTCCGATCCCAGCTGGGCGCTGTACACCACCTGGTTGGGGTTCACGTAGCCGGCGTTTTGCGCGGGGATGTTGTAGACGTGGACGATCTGCGCCGCCGATGGCTTGCCGGCAGCGCGATCGAGCGGCGCTACAGGGTCCAGTCCGGGCACGTTGGCGAAAATGAATTTGCTGATGATCAGCGGCTTTTTCTGGCTTTGCTTTAGAGCAATCTGGCTTTCGCCGGCCAGGGTGATATTGGCGCTCACGGTGCGCTCCTAAAGGCTGGCAACCAGCGTTTGCTGGTCATCGTTAAAGTCGACAAGGACGATGCGCAACGGCACCGGGGTAATGGTTACGAAGTCGTAGCGGCGGCAGGTGCGGCCGTACTGTTGAATCAGCACCCGCAGCAGCTCGGGGTTTTGCGACAGCTGAGTGTCGGAGAAACGCAGCACCACCACGTCCCAATCCCGATCGGGCATGCGCTCCTCGATCTCGACGTAACCGACGCCCAGGCGCTGCAAAATGCGTTTCATGCCGGCGGTGCTGCCGGCGTCCACGGCGTTGATAAAGGCGTACTTCACACGCAGGCGGTAAAGCGCCTCGGGCTCACCCTTGAAGCGGGTGATATCGCGCTGCCAGGCCAGCAGATCGAGCACAGTCAGGTGGCAGGTGTCAGCGTCCATCTGCAGCAGGGGCCAGCGCAGCCAGCCCTCGACCTTTTCCCACCAGCCCTGGGCAGCATCCTTGAGCTTGGTCAGCTCGGTACCGGCCAGCCAGAATTTCAGATCGAGCTTAATCATTGCTCAGCACCTCCAGACTCTGTATCCGGGGGATGTTCAGTTCCGAGAGGATGTCGTCGTTGTCGAAGTGCAGCGAGTCGATGCCGGGAAACTGCTGGTGCAGTTCTTCGCCCAGACGACTGAAGGAAAAGCGCGACTGTGGATAAGTCAGCGTCGGCTGGTAGTCGCCCGTCGTGCTCTCACGAAAGGCCGCACGGATGAATAACGCGGTTTCGTCCTGCAGGGTTTGACGCTGGGCGGCGGTCAAGGTCGAGCGCGGCCAGAGCGTCACGCGTAAGTCGTGTTGGGTTTCGGGCATGACCATCACCAGCAGGTCGTCGCCGTGGCCATGGTTGCCCAAGTCGCGGATATGGGCGTTGATCTGCGCCAGGTACGTCGCCGCCGGCACGTCCGCATCGAACAACACAAAGGCATTGGCACTGCCAGGACCACGCGGGGCGCCGTGTTCGAAATACACGCCGTCCGGACGCACGCCCGGGAAGGCGGAAATCATCGCCCGATACACCGCGTCGGTGTGCCATTGGTTGACCGCCGAGAACTGGTTGCGCACGCGCAGGCGCAGTTCGTCGTTGGGTTCCCTGTCCGCCCCGGGCGTGGTCAACCAGCCGTCCGCGTTGACGACCTGGGCAATGCCGGGAATCGGTACCGGCAACACGGCGTAATAACCGGGCGCCAAGTTAAAGCCGCTGCCGACGTCCACTGCTTCGACCGGGACCAGCAGTTGCATCACCCCGTCGGTGAAGGTGCCGATCGCCGCGGTCACCAGTTGGTAAACGTGGCCATTGATCGCCGCGGACTGTACGACTGTGCCCTTTGCGACCTCGAGGGCACCGCCGGGAGCCACACGGGTAAACAGTAGAAAACCAGTAGCCTTGGTTGCGCCCTTGCGCTCAACGTTTACACCCCAGGCCAGCATATCGAGCCAGGCATCCACAGCAGTTTTGACGAAGAAGTTCGGCAGCACTGTGCTGATCAAGAAGTCCAGAATCCACATCACCGGCTTGGTCACCAACGCGGTGACGACACGCCAGAACGGTGACCAGGTGCTGGTGTTGCTCAGTTTGCTGCCCTGGGCGACAACTTCAGCCTCCCACGCCTGGCGCAAGCCTTCCTCAGTGGTCGGAATGCCGGCGTCGGTCAGCGCCTTTTTGAAATCTACGTCGCTCACAGCGTTACCTCGATCGTGCCGAACTTCAGGGTGGTGGCCGTCACCAGAAACTGCCCTGGCTCCAGCTGGGTGATCAACGCGGTACCAGGTACCAGGCGCTCGTCCGCCTCCACCAACAGCTCCAGCTGCTGGATGCAGTCGCGCTGCCGGAGCCGATCGCGCTCGGCGACCAGGGTCACCAGTAGGCCGCTGTCGCGGATCATGTGGGCGATGTCCTGGGCGATGCTGGCCCGGTCATCGATGAGCTGCGGCTGACGGGAAAGGTCCAGCACCAGGTCGTTGTCGTAGATCAGCAGGTCGATGTATTCGCTCATCCCGGTACCGCCATGCTCATCATGTTTTCCAGCTCCAGCGGGGTCATAGGTTTGCCGGTATGGATGTTCAGAGTTTCCACGTGGGTGCCCTTGTTCTGGCTGCTGTTGTTGTTCTGGATACTGGTCAGCAGGCCGCCCGGGGGCACCGCGTTCGGCCGCGCCGGCGACAAGCTTGGAATGGCCGCATTGATAGTTTGTTGGGCTTTTTGCGCCGCTGCAGAGGCGTCCACGGTGTTGACGCCGATGTCGGTACCGGGCACCTCGGGCATCGCACCGAATTTGGTTTCAATGTCGACACCGGGGATCTTGTTCAGCATCTCGATCAGGGAGTTGATCGACGTGTGGAAGATCGCCACGATCCCATCCCAGGCAGCCTTGGCCATGCCGCTCCAGCCGCCCATGGACGAGAACCAATCCGACAGCGCGGCGAGTTGGTCGCTCACCCACTTGAACGCCTCGCTATTCATCAGCGCGGCCGTCCACTGATCCCAGTACACAATGGCGGCTATTACCGCCGCGACCAGAGCCATAACGCCGATCACGATCCAGACGACCGGGTTGGCCAGCAGCGCGGCGTTGACCAGCCAGATCGCGCCCTGCCAAAGCATCATCCCACCTCGAATCAACGCCATCGTGGTGTACAGCACCGTCAGACCGGCCACGTACAACGCGATGACAGCGACCTGCAGCAGGAAGCCGGCAATCGCCCGCAGGTTGAGCAGTTGCACCACTTTCCAGACGGTCACCATGGCCAACCAGGCCATACGGCCGGCGCCGATGGCAAAGGTCAGCAGTGACATGGCGGCAATGAGGGCCAGGATCGTCAGCGTGACAATGCCGATCACCCGGGTGATGTTGGGGAACATCTGGGTCCAGCGGGTCATGCTGCCGGCGATGCCGGACAGCTTGGCCATCAGCGGGGTCAGGATCGGGATCAGCGCCTGGCCGAAGGCAATGCGCAGCGCTTCGACCGCTGCAGCGAACTGCTGCCAAGGGTCGACCATGGCCTTGGCCATGTTCTCGGCATCCTCGAGGCCGCGCACCTTGCCCAGTTTGTCCATGCCGTTGCGCAAACGATCGGTGTCTTTGGCCAGCGAGGTAATGACTTGCGCACCCTCACCGCCAAACGCCTCCATCAACTTGGCGCTGGCCGACGCGCTGGTCAGGTCGCCGAGTTTGCCCTGCAGCTTTTCCATGATCTGCAGCATGGGCAATGCTTTGCCATTGGCGTCGGTGAACTTCATCCCCATTTTCTCGGAAGCGGCGCCCAGGTTCTCGAAGAAAGCCTTGTAGCGCCCGCCGGCGTCACCACCTTCCATGGTGCTACTCAGCGAGCCGATCACCGCGAACTGCTCAGCGATATCCACGCCGGCGGCAGTAGCGATCGAACCCACTTCCTTGAAGGCATCCTTGAGCTGGGCACCGTCGGTTCGAAACAGCTGCACCGCCAGGGCGGTCTGTCCGCCCAGCCTTTCAACCCATTCGCCCTTGCCCATGGCGTCCGCCTGGCCCTTGAACAGGTTGTACATAGTGCCCACGTAGGCGCCCATGGTTTCGGCGTCGGATTTGGTGGCCTTGGCCAACAGGTTGCTGGTGTTGGTGAAGGTGGCCAGCTGGCTGCCGGTCAGGCCCTTGATGGCTCCCTCGATGCTGTACGCGGACGCGACAAAATCCCGGGCGTTCTCGCCATAGTTCACCGAGAACTCCAGGGACTTCTGATTCAGCGCCGTCAGTGCGTCCTCGGCCACACCCAGCGATTTGACCTCGCCCAGGGCGCGGTTCATTTCCAGCGCAGGCTGCAGCGATTCGTTGATGCCGACGAAAGCGCCCGTCACACCGGCCAAGCCCATGCCCATCGTTTTGATGTTCTTTTCGCTTTGCTCGGTAAGCTCGGAGAAGCCCATTTTCACCTTGCCCAGCGGTGCAGTGACCTTGTCGGTCAGGGCCAGAATGAAATCCAGGCGGGCGCTACGGTCGGCCATGTGTTTCCTATCCGTTCAACGCATGGGCGATGCCGTTGGCTACGGCGAATTCCATGCGCTTCCAGTGTTCGTCTTCCAGCCACTTGGCCGTGCCCATGTTTTCAATGCTGGGCTCGGCACCGGGTAGCCATCGGTTGGTCAGGGCCAGCAACTGGCCCAGGCCGTCCTCGCTTAGGCGATCAGCGTGCTCGAGGGCTTTTTTACGATGATCTCGACGTCAGGGGCGTACTCCTCGAGCAGCGCACCGGCGATCTGCATGGTCATCACCGGGTTGGCCATCAGCTCGCGCAGTTCGGCCTTCTCAGCCGGCAGCACGGTGCTGCTCAGCAAGTTGAAAGACGGCGCGACCTTGTTGTTGGCGGTCATGGCGTTGAAGTACTTGGTCACGTCCTGGGGCGTCAGGGTGAAAGTGAATTCCTTGGTACCGACTTCCAGGGTGATGTCGCGGGATTGGATCTGGCTCATGTTCGTGTCCGTTGTAGTGGTTGGTTAAAAGGGGTGATGAAGGTCAGCGCAGGCACACCTGGTGCACGTAGTCCTGCAGGCCCAGGATCATTTGCTTACTGAGGGCAAGCTGGTCTCTGAGGGTGAAATAATCCGGTCGAGCGTCTGCTGAGAGTTCGGCGGTGCCTGCATCAGCCACGCCGCCGGCGCCGGTGCTGTCGGGCGTGGTGACTCTGCAGGTGGCTTTGATGCGCAGCCGCTGACGGCCATCAGCAACATCAAGGCGCAGAGTGTCGATTTCAGTGCGTGCATCGTTCAGTTCCTGGGTGCGGTTACGGTCGATGGCGTCTCGGGCGGCGATCATTTCGCCACTGATGCGGGCTGCCTCGCGCAGGCCGTCGGCCTCGTATTGGGCGGCGTCTCGCTCTGCCCGTGCGGTGTCGCGCTGTCCTTGCAGGATGTCGAATCCGATGTAAGTCAGCAGGCACACCAGAAGCGGGAACAGGATCTCGCGGAGCATCACAAACCCTCCGCGCACATAGCCGCTTCGGCTCGCCGGCGAGCGTGCAGCCCTGGTACAAACTGCTTGCGGCCCTGGGCATCGGTGACCGATGACCACACCGGAGTGTTGCCATCCGGCGCCCAAGCCAGTGCCTTGCAGCCCTCGGCAATTCGACCGGCATTGATCAGGCCGACAGCGCGACTGGCGCAGGTGCTCGGCACGCCAACGTTGTGGCTATGGCTGGTCAGCGCGTCGAAGGTCTTCTGCCCGATCGCTGGATTGTTCAGGCAGTCAGCCAGTGCCAACTGTCCCTTCTCGACCACCAGCTGCTCCACCTCGGCGCAGCGCGCCAGCGACCAGTAGTCACCCACGATCAACGGATACGGGCTGGTGTAACGGGTGATGCCCTTGCACACCGTGGGCAGGCCACGGGCCAGTTGGTCGGGGTAAACGACGTTCTGGCCGTTGCCTTCCCATTTGCCCAGGAACGCGAGCAGCGGCGTGCTGGCCAGCACAATCGCACCGGTGGCGATCTTCTGTCGCAGGCTCATGGGAACAGGATCCTGAGCAAAGCCGGCCCGACCATCTGCGCAACGACACCCAAAACAGTCAGCACGGCGAGCATGCGGGTCACTTTGGTGCCAATGTCGGACACGGTGGCAGTCAGTTCGCGCTGGCCGTTATTCAGATCCGAGAGCTGGACGGCCATGTGTTCGAACTCGCCCTCCAGTCGCGTAACCCGCGTTGGCACTGTTTCATGGCGTTCTTCAAGATCGCTGACACGGTGCTCAAGCACAGCAAAACGGCTCTCCAGACTGGCTTTCGGCGTGGCGCGAGCGTTCATCGGCGCGGTCCTTGTTCGACTAAGGTTTGGCATGGCACACAGCGGGTCATACCGCCCAGCGCCTGGCGTTTTTCCGGGATCGGTTTATCGCAGTCTTCGCAGTGGGTAAGGCTTGGCCCGCTCGGCAGCGCACGGGCTAACTGGGCGGCGATCGCCTGGTCACGCTGGCGTTGCTCCAGAGCCTGGGCGCGGTCGAACGGGCACACCATCAGCGCAGGCCCTCGATCTCGGCCGCAGCCAGGTACGGCACGCCGTTGACACGGATAAAGTCCGGGCTGGTGACCTCGAAAGGCACCTTGTGCTTGGACTTCTCGCCGCCTTTGGGGTCGACACTGAGCAGGCTGGACACCTTCAATTTGCAGCCGAAGGCCTCGATACGCAGCTCCTCTTCGCCAGCCTTGGCAAAGAACACCGAGTCGAAGGGCTCCAACTGGCGAAAGCTGCCGGCAGAACGTGCGGCCTCGATCAGCAGGTTGAAGTTGCTGGTGTCGAACTCGAACTCACCGCTGGCTGCCACGTCGCCGTCGACATGGCCGTTCGGTACGCCATGGGTTTGCGCCACGGCGGTGTTGTCGGTGATATCGAGGGTGCAGCTTTCGACATGGATCTGGAGATCGCCCAGGTTGATGTCGAAGTTTTTACCGCCAATACGGGACATAGGGGGTTACTCCGAATCGTCGTTGGAAAGGTCGAGGGCGATGTTCGCCGTGAGGTCTTTCGGGCAGTTAAGCGGCCGGATCTTGATGTAGATCTCAACCTTGGTTTTGCTGAGCCACACCAGGACGATGTCGCCATCCTGAGGCGACTCGATCTCACCCGGGAACACCTGACCGGCGAATTTGGTGGACTTGGCCATCTGGCGCAGCGGCTTCATGAATGCGCTGATCGCGGCGGCCATGCTGTTGGGGGTGTTGTTCAAGCGTCGATCCCCTACACGGCGGATCAGCCGCGGGCGGACTTGGCGAGCAGCCTTGTCGGCCAGGCGCAGGTATTCGATCACCTGGAAGTCGCTGGCCGGCGCATCGAGCATGTTGCCGTCGCCCCAGAACACACCCGGGTAATCGGGGTAGGTTTGCGACACGGAGAATCGCGCCTTATCCAACTCGGCACGGATTGCCGACGGCAGCGGCACGCCTTCCTTGTCGACGGGAACGGGACCCAGGCCCAGCAAAGCACCGGAGGCCACGCGCATTGGGCTGTCAGCGATGCTCACGGCGGCGTTGGCCAGACGGCCCGCCAACACGCCCAGGTCATTGCCGTGCAACTGCGGCACCACCAGGACTCGCGGCGCGGCCAGGTCGTGGGTGACCGCCTTCTGTTCAGTCAGGTATTCCGCCCAAGTCTGCTGGACGGTAATGCCGGCACTCGCAGCCATGACGAAAGCGCGACGGCCAAAGGTGTTGTTTAGTGCCACGGCCGCGTCATGCATGGCCGACAGTTCAGCGCCTGCCGTCACCGGCGTAGTGATCACCACCGCCTCCACGGAAAAGCCTTGTTGCTGGGCCTTGTCCAGGGCAGCGGACCAATCACCATCGGCCGCGATCGGGGCCGCCAGGCACGCCCAGCGATCGCCGCCATTCAGACGTGCAGCGGTGATCTGGGTTTTCAGGTCATTGACCGGAATGCCCAGGGCGCCATCGAGGTCGCTATCGGTATTGAGGGCGAGCAACTGGCCGACGTTTTTGGCGGCGGTGCCGATGAAAAGGAAATAGCGTTCGATCTCAGTCACGGCACCCTGGCCGAGATTGAGGTTGTTAACGCTGACTTTGCCGAGTGCCATGCAGTGCCTCGCTAGCGGGGTGAATTAAGAATTTGTTGGAGCACCTGGTTCAGCAGCAAGCCAGTGTCTCGTTCGGTGCTGACGCCGATGAATTGGCGCTTGGGCAGGGTAATTTCCCAGCTCTGCGCGCCGCTGCCCTCGGCTTTTTCGTCGTCCAAGATGCGGATCAGCAGCCCCGCCTTGGCGTAGTTCACATGCTCTTGAATCCAGGCCACGGACGGCCTGGTCAGTGACTTTTTTCCCTCCTGGCGAACCTTGAAGCCCAAGCGGCGCAGACGCTTTGCCTGTTTCTCGGTGGCTGCCAGGCCGTCCGGAACCTTGTTCCACCGCTTCATCTGGGCGGCGGTTCGGCGTTCACTGACACCGTTGTGTTGCTGCGCCGCGACCCAGCTGGTCAGGGCGTTCTTCCAGCCCAGCACGGCTTCATCGGGGCTTACGCGGGTGACCTGCATCAGCTTGGCCAGACCCGCCTCCATCTTTTTCTTGCCCTTGCCGGAGCCTTTGCGCGCCTCGAACGGTGAGCCGTCCAGGTTCTGCTGGTCGCGCACGCGCTTGCGGCTCATCGATCGCACGCGTTTCGACACGTTGTTCAGCAAACGCCGGCGCAGTTGCGGCGGCAGGCTGAGCAGGGCCAGTTGCTCGCGCACGCCCAGATAGCCCCGGGCATCAAGCTCGAAGGTGCTACGACCGGCCACGGCTCGACACCTCGCCGTGTTCGGCGATCCACAGGTCAAACGGGATAAATGACCAGGTGTTGCCGTGGGCCTCGATTTCGCCCTCCGGATCCTCGGCCAGGTACTGCGGCTCGATGAACTCCAAGGTGATGTCGACGTCTGCCAGATCGCTGTCGAGCATGGTGATGTCGAACTTGGCCGCCGGTAGTTCGTCACGGTCCTGGTCGTTGTTCTCGAGCCAGCTGCCCACCAATGCCATAAGGCGTCCCGGGTGATCGGCGAAACGCTCCAGCGCGATGGTGGCGCTGTAGCGCATGTCACCCATGCGCATGCCGCCGACGTCGGGCTTCCAGATCAGTTCGAGGTTGACCTGGTCCGTCCAGCTATCCAGCTGCTCGGGCTCGACCAAGCGGCGATCAATGAGGTAGGTGGTCAGAGCACGGAGTTTGATCACAGCAGTACCGCCGTAATGCGGCCGCGACCTTGCAGCGAGCGAACGGCCTGCTGGCTGAACTCCAGAAAAGCTTCTTTGCGTTCGGGGGCTTCCTTGCCCAAGTTCTCGGCACTTTCACGACGGATGATCGAGGCAAATTCCGGCAGCAGGCTGGCCTTGGCGCGGCAATACACAGCGCGCTTGTACGTCTCAGCTTGAAAGGTGCGCTCCGTCAGGACGGTGGTGTCTGCAGATTCAACGCGTGACACTCCAGCGTCCTGCCAGCGCGCTTTTAACTTGGCCAGGTCACTATTGACCTGAGCCATGGCGGTAGTCAGGTTGATGACCAGCACGTCGACCAGGTGCTCCGCCGGTAGGCGGTAGCCCTTCTGAAACTCGGTCACGGAGAGGTCCGGCCAAAAGCCGTCGTTCTCGATCGCTTGTTCAACAAAGGTGGTGGGTTTCCCGGAAAAGCTCATTGCTGGCCGCTCGAATAGGGCGGGGAGCCTGTTTTCAGTGGGACGGGCCATAAATGGTCGACTCACTTCCACAGGTCCCCGCTGGGGGGGTAGTCGGTTACTGGGAGGCCGGTATGGCCTGTTGTTTTGCCAGTGCCTTACGGCACTTATCGAGGCGGGTTTCGTTGCCGGCTTTCGAGTACAACTCGGTGGAGCGCTCAAGATGCTTGATCGCGGTTTCCCACTGCTGAGCGTCCTGGGCACGCATGCCGATCAACTTGTGGTACTTGCTCGGGATCTGTTCCGTCAGGTCCCATTCGCCGTCCACGCGAGGCAACAGGTCGGACAGGTATGGCTCCGGACTACGGGTGGCGTTGTACTCGGAGTAGGCCCACTCGATGACGGCATCCGCGACAAAGGTCTGGATGTCACGGCGCTTGAAGCGCTCCGGCATCTGCTGCCCCTGTTCGATCAGGAAATCCGCAAGCTCTAGGGCGTCGTCGAACTGGGCGGTGTCGAACAGCCAGACCATCACCTGCACCACAACGCGGTTCGGAAAGTTCAGCCCCGATTCGCAGTAGCGCTGGACGTAGTCCTGGTACTTGGGCAGCAGCTCCTCACGCTTGAGCGCTTGTTTGCTGGCCAGATTCTTGAGCGCGCTCAGGCGCTCCAAATCCATGTCCAGCGCCGCTTCCTGCAGCAGCAGGTGCTTGCGAGCATTGGCCGGGCTGCTCAAGGCATCGGCCGGGGTGTACGCCATGGCCGCACCCGAAAGGGCTGCAGCTACAGCGGTTACACCCAAGGCCAGGGTGCGGCGCTTGTGCGCCAGGGCCAGGCTCACGCCACCAGCTCCACGTTCTCGGTCAGAGCGATCTTCTCCAACTGCTCGATCACGTAACCTTCGTTGCGGCTGTTGTAGTCCTCGACGCGGGAACGTTTCGGATTGTCGACCGCCTGCTTGCGCCAGCTGGAGTCCTGGAAGTAGATCGACAGGTTGTCCCAGCTGGTGACCAACACGGCGTTGACCGGGAAGTTCGGAACACTGAACGAAGGCAGGCCGCCATAGGTCGCGATGACCTGCAGGTTTTCGATGCGCTCTTTTTCGGTCGGGGTGTCGCCCTGTTTGGTGTACAGCTTGGCCTTGTCAGCCGCCAACAGGTCCGAACCGATGATCGCCACCAGGTCGCCGTCTTCGCGCAGGATCTCGTCGACCATCTGCTTGGTGTCGTGCACCAGGGCATCAAGGTTGGCGTAGTCACCATCGGCGCCCAGCTTGACCTTGCCAGCGGTGGCGCCCTCTTTGAGCACCTGCTGCGGGGCCTGCTCACGCAGTTGCTGCAGCCAGCCCTTGTTCACGTCCTGCAGCTTGGGGTTCGCAGCCAAATCGGTTTGCGTTGCCGCGTGGGTGCCGTGGAAACCGATCACGATACGGTCCTGCGCAATACGCTTTTGCACGGCGGCCGAATAGCGATCCTGAAAGTCTGGAAACTTCGCCCAGGCGTCAATCTTGGCGTATGGCAGACCTACGTCGGACTGCGTGTCGCTCAGTTCGTAGGTGGTGTTTTCCAGCGCCGAAGCATCCTTGGCTTCGCGATCGGTGGTCTTGGTGTTGGTGCGGCCGGTAACTGGGCCGTTAACACCGATGAACACCTTTTCCCCCTTGATCTCGCTGACCGGAACAACGTTGATGCGCTCCAGGAAGTCAGCTTTGGCGGTGATCGAGTCGTTCAGCTCCTGAGCGATCGACGGTTCAACACTGAAGGTTTTGTTGGCGCGTTCAATGCCGTAGGTTTCGGCGATCGCTTCCTGCAGTTCAGCGTACTGTTTGGCGCCCTTGGCGCTAAGTGGCTGGCCCATGTCACAGCACCCGCTTTTTAGGAGCGGTCACAGGACCGGGGTTGCGTGGCAGTTGGCGACCGGTTGGGGTGTTCTGCAGCGCTGTGAACTGCTTTTGCAGTTTCTCCAGACTAGCCAAAACAGCCTTATTACCGGAGTTTCGGCTGAGATTCTTTTCTTCCTCAGCGGTGGCAATGATCACGTCGACCGCACTTTGCACGTCGTCGACAGGTTCCTGCTCGATCTCGGGCACTACTTCAGCGAAACCGTCGACCAGGGCCTGCAGACCAGCAGTCACGATCAACTGCTGCTCAATCAGGGCCTGAATAGCCTTGGCTGTAGCTTCATCCATTGGGGGTTTGCTCTCTGTGGGGGATTGCGGGTTTGCGGGGATTTCTTCGATGCCGAAGCGCTTGAACAACCCCGTAAACGCGGTGAGCAGCTTCTGCAGTTCGCCTTGTGGCTGGGTGTCACGAAGAGAACCCAATTCAACCGAGGCGGCGTAATACGCGGTCTGGTTGGTTTTTCTGGAAAAATAGAGTTCCTGTGTGCCCAGGCTGGCCGGCTCGTCGGTGACTGCCAGACCGGTAAGGTAGGCTTTGCCACTGCCGGCGAAGTTCGGGGTGATCTCGATGCTGGTGAACAGCTTCTGGCCCTGATCATTCAGGTACAGCAGTCGATCGTTGGGCTTGAGCTGGGCTTCCAGGGCAATTTGCCCTTCTTCCAGGTCGTCGCCCTCTTCCACCAAGCGCACGGCATACACGGTGCCGTGGGAACCAGACCAGCGTTCGTGGTCACACCAGATCACCGCCGTGTATTTGGACGGCTTGTAGGTTTCAGCGATGTCGCGCAGTTCCTGGGGAAGGATCTCGCGACCATCGGCGGTGGTGCCGCTGGTGGCGACACGTTTCCAGAACGAAACAAGGGAACGGGGCATGGGCAATAACTGCGCTCAATCGGTGATTTGAGCCGCCACGATAGGGAGCCGATCCGCTCCAAACAAACGGTTCAATTGCGCGTTTCTCCTAGATTCGCGATCTAGGTGAACCACGGAATTTAACCCCGCGTTTTCGCTGTTTTCGCCGCATAGACTGCGGCCCATGTACTACTCGACCGAAGTTAAAGAAGCCGCCAAACGCCTGTTTCTGCGCCGCTGCAAGGCCAAGGAAATTCAGGCGCAACTCAACCTGCCCAACATCCGGATCGTCTACTACTGGATCCGCCAGGGCGGCTGGGAAGACATGCTGTCTGACGAAGAACCGCTGACCGCTGTCGGCCGGCGTATCACCCTGCTTCTGGATAAGGCCGGTGGCCTGTCCAAGGACGATCTGAACGAACTGGACCGGCTGACCGCTGTGCGCGAACGGCTGCTCAAGCAAGCGTCCAAACCGGCTCCGGTGGCGGCAACGTTCGGTGACGACCAGGACGAGCCTTCGGAGCCGCGTCAACGCTCACGTGGCGATCGCCAAAGCCGGGGCGACAGCGGCGGCAAGAAACGGGAGAAGAAGGCCAAGAACGACATCAGCGGCCTGACCGAAGTCGACTTCCTGGATAAGTTCATCAGCAAGATGTACCGCTATCAGCAGGAGCTGTTCGCGGCCAAGCAAAACCCGCTGACATGCCGGATCCGGAATATCCTCAAAAGCCGCCAGGTGGGTCTGACTTACTACTTCGCCGGCGAAGCATTCATGGACGCGGTGCTGACCGGCGACAACCAAGTGTTCCTGTCCGCTAGCCGATCGCAGTCGGAGATCTTCCGCAGCTACATCATCCAGTTCGCCCAGCAGTGGTTCGGCATTGAGCTGACCGGCAACCCCATCACCCTGAGCAACGGCGCCGAACTGCGCTTCCTCAGCACCAACAGCAGCACCGCCCAGGGCTATCACGGGCATGTCTACGTCGACGAATATTTCTGGATCCGCGACTTCGAGAAACTGAGCACCGTGGCCAGCGCCATGGGCACCCACAAGAAGTGGCGCAAAACCTACTTTTCGACGCCCAGCGCGGTGTCGCACCAGGCCTACCCTTTCTGGTCCGGCGAGGAGTTCCGCAACAGCAAGCGCGGCAAAAAGGCCGGCGGTACCTGGCCGATCGAGGCGGCATATACACAAGGTGCTCTGTGCCCGGATGGCCAATGGCGCAAGACCATCACCATTCAGGACGCGATCGATGGGGGCTGCGATCTGTTCGACCTCGAGCAGCTGCAGCTGGAGTACGACGAGGACAAGTTTCAGCAGCTGTTCTACTGCAAGTTCATCGACAGCACGCAGAGCGCGTTCGGCCTGAAAGACCTGGAGCGCTGCTATTCCGACCTGTCGCTGTGGGAAGACTACAAGCCCGACGACGATCGACCATTCGGCAACAGCCCGGTCTGGCTCGGCTACGACCCAAGCCGCACCCGCGACGATGCCACCTGCGTGGTCATTGCACCGCCGCTCGAACCCGGGGCGAAGTTCCGGATCCTCGAGAAGCACAGTTGGCGGGGCCACTCGTTCACCTACCAGGCCGCCCAGGTCAAGAAGCTCACCGAGCGCTTCAACGTCCAGCACATCGGCATCGACGTCACCGGCGTGGGTTATGGCGTGTTCGACCTGGTGCGCGACTTCTACGCGAAGGCGACGCCAATTCACTACAGCCTTGAAGCCAAAAACGCCCTGGTACTCAAGGCACAGGACACGATCCAAGGCAGCCGCATCGAGTGGGATGCCGGCTGGACCGATATCGCCCAGGCGTTCCTGACTATCAAGCGCGGCACCACCAACAGCGGCCAAGTCACCTACAGCGCTTCGCGCACCGACGCCACCGGCCACGCCGATATCGCCTGGGCGGTCATGCACGCCTTGGCCAACGAACCCTTGAACACCAACAAGCGGCGACGCAGCCGCTACGTCACGAGTGGAAACAATGCCCAAGCCTCGACACAGAAAACGCCAGGTCAGCCAACAGGTGCAACAGCAACAGCCCATGCGGGCATTCACGTTCGGGGAGCCCGAACAGGTGTTGTCGGGAAATATCGGCGAGTACATGGGGGTGTTTCCCAGCGACGACGGCGAGATTTACAAGCCACCGGTGTCACGCACCGGCCTGGCCAAGCTGCTGCGCGCCAACGCACACCATGGTGCCATTCCGAAGTTCAAGCGCAACCTGTTGCTGCGTGAGTTCATCCCTTCGGCCGGCTGCAGCGCCCGGACTATGGGCTGCGCGGGGCTAGATTACATGGTGTTCGGCGATGCGTTCTTCTATCGCGATGCCAACGCCTTCGGCCAGGTGCTGGAGCTGCAGCACCTGCCGGCGATCAACATGCGGGTGAAAGTGGACGGCGGTTTTCGGATGCTGTTGCCGGACAACAAATTCATGGACTTCGACCAGGGCGAGATCGAGCACGTCATGGACTACGACGTCGAGCAGACCATTTACGGCATTCCGGATTACCTGGGCGGCCTGCAGGCGCTGCTACTCAACGAAGCCGCGACCCTGTTCCGTCGGCGCTACTACAGCAACGGTGCCCACGCGGGTTACATCTTCTACACCAACGATCCGGATCTGACCGAAGAAGACGAAGACAACCTGCGCGCCCAGATCAGTGCCAGCAAGGGAGTGGGCAACTTCCGCTCGATGTTCGTCAACATTCCCAACGGCAAGGAGAACGCCATTCAGATCATCCCCGTGGGGGATTTTCAGGCCAAGGATGAGCTGGAAAAGGTCAAGAACATCACCCGCAACGATGTAATTGCCGCCTGGCGAATGAACCCCGCGCTGGCCGGCATCATCCCGGAAAACAGCGCTGGCTTTGGCGATATCGAAAAGATCGATCGGGTCTACACCAGCAACGAGATTCGGCCGATCTGCCAGCTGTTTAACCAGGTCAATGACACGTTACGAGAAGATAGGCGAATCGCCTGGCGAGAAGCGGAATTACCAGTTGATTCCACTACATCCAGCGCGTAGCTAAGAGATTGCCACTATACATTGTGGCAAACTAGTGGCGATTGGCTGCCCTGGGGAGGGACACAATGCGAGTTGAATGCAAATGCGGACACAAAGGGCGGATCGCTTCACGAGAGAAGTTATCCACGGAATTCGCGAAGCTGTACTGCCAGTGCCTGGACGCAAAGTGCGGGCACACCTGGGTGGCGAATCTGACGTTTTCGCACACGTTGAGCCCGTCGGCTCAGTCATTCGAAAGGATGTTGTTCGACCATTTGCGGGACTTGCCCAGGGCGAAACAGCGGGAGCTGTTTGAGCAACTGGGATCGCAGGCTATGGCGTGAGGCGCAAACCGCCGACTCGAAGGTGTCGGCGATCGGTTACATCGATAAGCGATCAGAGATCAATTAACCGTCGGTTCCTCCGGAATCGTCGCCAAAGCCTCAGTAAGGCGCCGTAATTGCTTTCGATCTTCTTCGGTCAGTTGACGATAAAGCCCGACCAGACGACGTTCGATTTTCGAAAGGGTGTGCCATTCAAAGTCAATAGTCTGGACATGACCGTTATCGATTTCTGCGCGATCCAACATGCTCACTACTCCATATAAGTGCATTGCTGAATCGGCGTTATCGGGCAGGAAACGGCTTAAAACAGAGGGGCAACGAATGCGCTACATGCTTTGTTACAAGTTAATTCGAGTGTTTCGCTACGTCATCCGCAATCGCCTGCAAGAAGCGACGCACAGATTTTTGGTCATCTGGTGGCATGCTGCGATAGCGCTTAACCATCACCTCCTCGTCCTCGCTCAATCCACCAACGGGAGCAGGAGTTCGTACACCCGTGACTACGTAAAGAATATCAAGGCCTACGGCATTCAAGGCTTTCAAATAGCCGGTATCCGGGCGGCGCTCGTCTCGTTCGTAGCTTCCTTGAGTGTTTCGGGTTACGCCCCCGATCTGAGCCATTTCCTCTTGTTTAAGCCCCAATCGAACCCTTTCTTCACGCAAGCATTCGCCCGCACTCAACTCCGAGATCTCACTCGATGACAACTTTTTCAAACTTTAGCCCCTTTACAGGACAAATAAACTGGTCATAATCAGCGTCGTACGAACACGAACCCACACAAACGCACACGAGCGAACACTATGCCCGCCACCCTTACACCCGAGCAAGCCCGTGAGGCCCTGGATCACAAAGGAATGAGCATTGCAGAGTTCTGCCGTATCCATTCACTGAATAAGAATTTGGTCAGCGACCTTTTGAACGGTCGTAAAAAAGGTCGCCGTGGGGAGGCACATCGCGCCGCCGTATTACTCGGCATCAAAGACGGCGTGATCGAACAGTAATGGCTCCGGGCCACAGGAAAAAGCAGAACATGAAAAGCTCAGTTCTAAAGACTCGGCGCCAAGTAGTCAGCGCAATCATCTGTGCCTACCCAGGCGGACGCGAATGCGCGGCAGCTCGAATCGGTCTGTCACTCAAGAAGTTTGATAACCACGCCTATGAGAACAACAACAGCCGTCCACTGACAGACGCTCATATCTATCAGCTCGAGTTCGAGGCAGGCACGACCTTCTTACCCGAATACATCGCGGCCATGTATGGCGGCATGTTTGTTCCCGTAGCCGAGCCTGAGTCACTGGACAACGTCGAGATGTATGCCCGATGCGTCCAAGCCGCCGCTAAGAGGGGCACCGTTGACCACCTCATTGCCGAGGCATTGAAAGATGGAACCATCAACGACACCGAGGCCGAAGCCATTCTTCATGCAGACACCTTGCACCTGGCAGCCAGGCACGCCGAGGTTCTGGCGGTCATCCAACTGCACGCGTCGAAAGCGGGAAAATGCAAATGACTCAGTTGCCTGCAGTACAGGAATATCAGGACGTGCTCAAAGCCGCAGCGCGTGTGTTCTTGGAACGCCACCACTGCGAACACCTGGGCGACGATCAACAGTTGTTCGACCGCACCGTGCAGCACTTGGTCAGCGACTATGACGTGTTGACACAGACTGCTGAAAAACTGGTGCATTTGGCCTGCAGCGATATGTCCGCCGTCCGGGATCGGCAGCGCCTAGACATCGTCAGCAGCACGTCGACGCACACCGTCATCATCGACCCCGCCACAGGCAACGCCTGGGCAGTTCCGGTCAGTCTGATTTACGAACGCATTCTCAACGCACCGGACAACGGTCGTTTCCGCGTAGCCGCACCGTAATTCCCAACCAATAAATCGCCTGTCCCACCTCCGTGGGTTTGGGTGAGCTGCGCCCGAAATCGAGGTTTAACGATGGCAAACGCCGTAATTGTCACCACTCAACTGCCCCCCGCAGAGGCCGAAGCGTTGCTGGCCAACCTGCGTGAACAGTATCGCTTGAGCCTCAACGAACACTGGTATGCCGATCAGTTCCGCCTTGTTGCGGACGGTCTGCGCCACGGCGCAATTCTCGCCCACGTTCCGGTGATGGCTGCGCAAAAACGCCTTATGGCAGCCCTGTCCCACAGCCTCAAAGCAGTGAAGTAACCCCATGAAAGAAGATCTTCGCCACGACGTGTTGCAACGCCTCCAGTCCGACTTCGGGCTCAAGCACCGCACGGGCACCGACTACATGCGCGGCGGCACCTGCCCCAAGTGCAAGAAGAAAGAGCTGTATTCACGGTTCGATACACCATGGATGGTGATCTGTGGTCGCCCTGAAAAATGTGGCCACACCCTGCACGTTAAAGAGCTGTACGACGATCTATTTGAAGACTGGAGCAAGCGTGCGCCGGCTACAGACCAGCACCCAAACGCCACTGCGCGTGCCTACCTGGAGTTCGCACGGGGCTTCCGGTTTGAGCTGATCCAAGGTTGGTTCACTCAAGAAAGTTTCTATTCCCCTGAACACAACGCCGGCAGCGCCACTGTGCGCTTCGCCCTGGAAAAAGGCGGTTGGTGGGAACGGCTGATCGATCAGCCACACCGTTTCGGCAAGATGAAGGCCCGCTTCAAATCCAAGGACAGTTATCGCGGCGTCTGGTGGTGCCCGCCTTGCGTCGACCTTCTTGAAGCCAAGGAAATTTGGATCGTTGAAGGGATCTTCGACGCCATCGCCCTGGTGCACAACGACATCGCGGCCGTATCAGCCATGTCGTCCAACGCGTTCCCTGGGGACTCGCTCAAGGCATTGATTAAGACCCGCGAGGGAGGAAAGCTACCCAAGTTGGTATGGGCTCTTGATAACGAGCCGAGCGCCAACGCGTACACCAAGCGCTGGGTACGCGAAGCCCGTGCCCTAGGCTTCGTCTGCGAGTCGGCGCAGATCCCGCAACGCGATGGCCGTAAGGCCGATTGGAACGATCTCCATCAGCGCTGGAGCTTCATCCAGGACGACACCAAGCGTGCCGAGCAGATTGCTACCGACCTCAAACAAGCCCGCCACCAGGGAGCCTTGCTGCTGGCAGAGAGCGCTGCGGAAAAAGCCCTGCTCATGTACGACTGGAACAAGCGTGGGGAATTTCACCTGGGCTTTGGGAGCCGTCTGTATTGGTTCAAGTTGGACATGGAGAAATTCAACCGGGCCATGCAGGACATCGAGGACAGTGAGAGCCACGACGACCAGTTGCTCAATCAGGCGCAACAGCGCGAAAAGGCGCTGCAGCAGTCCGGCAGCGTCGTAGAGATTGCTAACTGCTACCCGCAAGCCTTGTATTTCCAGCGCAACGAAGTGACCGACGAGTCCTGGTACTACCTGCGCGTGGACTTCCCTCACGATTCCGAAAGCGTGAAAAACACCTTCACCAGTGGCCAACTATCGGCCGCCAGCGAATTCAAAAAACGGCTGCTCGGCATGGCGGCAGGCGCCATGTTTACTGGCAGTGGCCAGCAGCTCGATAAGCTCATGAAGGACCAACTGTTCGGCATCAAAACCGTTTCAACGATCGACTACGTGGGCTACAGCAAGGAATACGCCTGCTACGTCTACGGCGATATCGCGATCAAGGACGGCACCACCTACAAGGTCAACAGCGAAGACTATTTCGAGTTCGGCAAGCTGCGCCTGAAAACTCTGCAGAAAGGCGTGCCTATCAAGCTGCAGCGCGAAGCCAAGGGCTTTGACGAGAAGTGGGTGCAACTGCTGTGGACCTGCTTCGGCGCCCAAGGCTTCGTTGCCTTGGTGTTCTTTTTTGGCTCGCTGTTTTGTGAGCAGATCCGCGCTCGCTACCAGTCCTTTCCGTTCCTGGAAGCCACCGGTGAGGCCGGCGCCGGCAAAACCACCCTGCTGAACCTGCTGTGGAAACTACTCGGCCGCGAAGGCTATGAAGGATTCGATCCTATGAAATCCACCAAGGCCGGGCGTTCTCGCCTGATGGGCCAGGTCTCCGGCATGCCAGTCGTGTTTCTGGAAGCCGATCGCCACGGCGATGATCGAGCACACGCTAAAACCTTTGAATGGGATGAGCTGAAAGACTTCTATGGCGGCGGCACTCTGGCTACAAAAGGCGTCAAGACGGCCGGCAACGAGACGTACGAGCCCCCATTCAGGGGAACGATCGCTATCAGCCAGAACGCGGCCGTGGTCGCCCATGAAGCGATCATGACGCGCATCGTAAAGCTGCACTTTGTGCGCCCGACCGTCACACCGGAAAGCCGTGCTGCAGCGGATCAGTTGAACGCGCTGGAGGGCGGCACCCTCAGCCATTTCCTGTTGCGGGCCGTGGGCAAAGAGTCCGCGGTGCTTGAGTTGTTCGCCCAGCGTATGCCCGAACACGAAGCGAAGCTGCGCCGCCTGCACACCCATTGCTTCGCCTGCAGCACCGCCTACATCAGCGATCAGGGCAACTGCAGCAGTTGCGGCTATGACTTGCGCGGATACATCCGTGTCGAGCGCATCAGCAAGAACCACGCTCAACTGCTTTCGCTGCTGGACGGCCTTCGCCTGGTCCTGAAATTGAGTGATCCCCAAGTCGCCGCCACCCAGCGTCAGATCGTGCGGATGACCATCGAGCGCCAGGCGTCAATCAGTTCCGACCACGCGGCCGTAGCCGAGTTTTGGGAGGTCTACGACTACCTCGAATCCTTGAGTGAGGATCCGGTGGTCGACCACAGCAGTGATCCGACCGTGATCGCCATCAACCTCAACGAATTCTGCGAGCGCGCCGCCGAACACAAACAGAAGCTGGCCGACGTGGCCACGTTGCGCGATCTGCTCAAAGAGTCCCGGTCCCGCAAGTTCCTCGATAGCAACAAGGCCGTGCACAGCGCCGTACGCGCCGCATTTAACAACCGCAACCCCTGTTCACAACCTCGGCCGACGACGGTGAAGTGCTGGACATTCAAGGCGTAAAGGAGAGCAAGACCGATGCAAATCCAAGTGTTTATGGGCAATGCCGGCGACGGCAAAACAAGCAAGCTCCAATCTGTGCAGGACCGTTTGGACTTCACAGGACAAAGCGCGCCGATCATCCACGCCGGTGCTTATGGGAAGGATGGCTTGCTGGAAATTCTGGAAGTCCGGGCAGCAGGTGGCCAGCGCGAAATCCTGGTGGATGACTGCAGCAGGCAACAGATTTTGAGGGTTCTGGAATGGCAATCATGTGTTGAACATGAGCCGGAGTTTGATGGCCTAGTGATCCACCTGGCCCGTAAGAACTGACCGTGAAAGAAGCAGTGCCGAGGAGTTGCAGCTCCCCGACACCTAACCACCACCGAGGGCTATACCATGCAAGCACAGAACCAAAGCAGCAGCGGCACGAAGGCTACCACACCGGCACGCCACCTTGTGGCCACCGCGATCATCGGAGCGGCCATCATTGGCTACCTGGTGCACAAAACCCCTGAATCACGAACACGCCTCGAAAGCCTCAGTCAGAGGGCCAGCACCTTGGGTGAACTGAACGAAACGGATGCCGCCGTGGTTGCCCAACTGCTCGCCAACCCCGCAACCCGGGGTGAATCGCGCAATGTCTAATAACCCCGCAGTAACACCAGTACGGCCCTTTCCCTGGAACATTGATTACACCAGCGTTTGTGACCAGTGCGGCAAGTGGCGCGCCCAGGGCAACCATCTGAAATGCAGCCGGCGGCGCCAGCTGCAGAATGCCCACCTGCGCAACCGCAAGCCCAAGCCATAGCCGCGTCCACCAGAAGATGCACTTCCAGATACTTGGCCCGGAAACGGGCCTTTTTGTTTCCGATCGTCAGACTGTCAATACACAAGCACAGCGTTAGGGGTTTACATGAGTGGGGTCGAAGCTCGCGGTAATTCCGTGAGAATCTATTTTCAACACAATGGGGAAAAGTGCCGGGAAGCAATCCCGGGAGGCAATACGCCGGCCATCGTGGCCCAGGCAAGGCGCCTGGTCGACATCATCGAATATGAGATCCAGACCGGCACGTTTGATTACGCGCGGCACTTCCCCAACTCGGCCAAGCTGGTCGAAAACACCTTCGGCCACTACTTGGACCTGTGGTTAAAGATCAAGGCCAACAGCGTGGCGGCATCGAGTTATCGAGGTTACGCAAATAAGGCAGAGGTTCATGTGCGGCCGCGCTGGGGCAAGGTCCAGATCAATAAGATCGATCACCTGGATCTGCAGGAGTGGATCCAGGGCACCCTGTCGAAAACGCTCAAGAACAAAACCATCCGCGACATCATCAGCAACGTGCGGCAGGTGTTCAGGCTGTACCGCACCCGGATGAAAGTCGCGCACGACCCGACCGAGGGTTTGATGGTGCGCCTGCCAGATCCCGAGGTACCGGACCCGTTCACCCGGGCCGAAATCAAACAGATCCTGGAAACCCCGACCAGCCGCACGCTAGAGCTGTTGATGGTTCAGTTCATGATATGGGCCGGGCCTCGGGTATCCGAGACCATCGCCCTCGCCTGGGAGGATGTCGACCTGGAGCAAGGCACGGTGACCTTCCGCAGGTCCAAGGTGCGCGGGGCTTACCGGGTGACGAAAACCCGGCGATCGACGCGTAGGGTCCGCCTACTCGCCCCCGCTTGGGATGCCCTGCAGAAGATCGATGCGCTCAACCGGAAAAGGAAGGCAGAAACCGTTGATATCGTGGAGCGGGACAACAAGACGGTACGGCAACACAAACTGCACTTCGTCTTCCTGAACACGAAAAGCGGCCTTCCGCATGTTAACGACTTCGTGGTGCGAGACCGGTTCTTCAAGGCTCACTTGATCGCAGCCGGTGTTCGCTATCGAGGGCCTGGCCAGTGCCGTCACACGTACGCCAGTCAGTTGCTGACCACCGGTGTAGCGTCGATCGACTGGATTGCTGAACAGATGGGACACACCAACGGGAACATGATCCGTCAGCACTATGGGACGTGGATCAATGAAGATGGGCCGGATGTTGTGGGAATGCTGCAGATGGCATTGAAGGTTTAACGGAGTTATTTATCGAGCTATTAAAATTTGCTGGGGCTTGAACGTAGCAGCCTATAGAAAGTTTTTATTAAAGCGTAAAAAAGCCCCCACACCGAGCTAAAATGTGGAGGCTTCCTTTCGTAAGCAGCGATATATTTGCTACTGACAAACTGCTCGAAATCAAATTAAAGCTACAGCTTGTTAGCACCCAGGTTCATATTCAACCCAAAACTCAAAATAGCTAAAAACCGAATTAATAAATTTTTTGGTGTACCCACTTCCACAATCGGAAAAGCGAGCACACCTAAATTTGTCCGCGTCTCGTACTAGCCCCGCTGCAAGTTAGAAGCAAAATGCAGCAGGAGCACGTTCGATGACGCTAGCCGACTAACCTATAAAAAAGCCTGCCGCTTACGTCGTTTTACTCAGAATCAAGAAGGGAGGCCGTAATCCCCAGATAAGCGGCCAAGCGAAGACGCACATCCGAAATAATCGCTTCATCGGTGATCTTTCCGACGAGCAATGCTTCCCGCTCCACGAGATCCACAGAGTTCATCTGTGTCAATACAATCGTCCCATCAATGCCGGCATCATTTTGCGAGCTACCGAGAACAGGGAACATCCGCATGATTTTGCCAGAACCATGCGTAATAGGCACGATAGTCACTGTGCGACTAACGGCATTTACAGCTTGGGCAGAAATCACCATCCAAGGACGATAATTTGCGGTTTCTGAACCCACCACCGGGTTAAGGTTAACCTTAACCAAATCGCCAGGTTCCAGTTGCTCACGTACTTCGGGGGTGATGCGTTGTGTCGTAGTCATCTCTTATAATCTCCGCGCCGACCCTCGGGCCTGGCAATTGGTCGTCAAAAATGTCCTCAAAATCCTCCAACAGCCAAGCGAGATCAAACTCACGCCTACCTATTCGTCGAGGTTTTAAAGGTTTTATTGTTAAAATGCCGTTATCGGCAATCATTTCTATTTCAGTCCCTACATTTAGTTGCACCTCCTTAAGGATGATTGAGGGAATAACAACGCCAGCGCTGTTTCCTACTCGCCTGATCATGGTGATCAT